GGGCGTCGTAGGCAATGTTTCTGATCTTCTCAAGGCGCAACCAGCATACTGCCGAACTATCAACGCCATGTGTCGTATCAATAATTCTCCGCAACACTTCCCGCTCCCCACCAACCGCAGGCGTGGCAGCCTTCGTCTCGTATCCGCATTCGCGCAGGACCCGATCGGAGTGCTCCCGGCTGAGAATGCCGACCGCAGGCGTGGCAGCGAGGGCGGCGATCTGCGCTTCAAGTTCCTCGATCCGGTCCTGACGCGGCTTGGCCACGCTTCCGATCAGCATCGGAATCCGATTGGTGACAACGCCTTTCGGCTTGTCTCGTATCGACCCATCCTTGGCCATGATGTAGGCCCGGCCGTCAGCGTAGATTTGAAACGCGCTGCCGTCCGCGTATTGAAACCGATAGGCGTAATCGTCATCCACATCGAACCGTTCATACAGGTCTTCCTGTGCCGGCGTGGTGCCCATGCGGTTGGGCTGGCTGGTCGAGAGGATATCGGCGTGGCAGTCGGGGCAGGTCTTGGTCATGAGGTTGCCTTTTCCGGATCTAATTGAATGGGCGAAACTTGACCGGCCTTATGGTAGGCACATTCCACGATATTAATGCGTGCCGGCACGATCGATTTAACGATCCAATGGTTTCCGTCCGGTCGCGGCGAATGACCCATGCCGCAGTATTTGCAATTGATCTTTTTTGCTTTTGTATCGGTCATCTTCATTTCCTCAAGCGAGAGCGATGGCGACGAGCGCCAGCAGGTTCTGGAGCATTTGGGCTTCGGTCATGCGGGGGCCTTTAAGGATTCGATGGCGGACATGACCTTCGCGCGTAGTCCGTCGAACGTGCCGTCATCAGGCCACAGAATTTTATCGCGCAATTTTTTCTGATCGTTCCACGTCTTGCCGAGTTGATCGGCGCGCGTCGCGGCCATCATGATTCCGTTCCACTGGTTGACGTATTCGTCGGCGGTCGGAACCGATCCATCCGCCGGCTTGTCCTGAACGACAGATGGAGCGGCCGTCCCGCCACGCGCCCATTCTGCAAGGCGCTGGCCGGTCTCGATGCTGATTGGTTCTTTGTCCCGGATGATGCTGGCGAGCTCAGGGATCGTGTATTTAGTGACGTTCATCCTGTGGTCCTGATCGATCCAGCCGTGAACGAACATCTCGAACAGGATATCATCGGCCTGCTTCGGCTCGAGTACGGTGGAGCGCGTCCAGTCGGAACCCTTCTTCTCCATCGGGTACTTTGCGCGCATACAAACGATGACAAGCGGGATCGGCGTCTGCATCAGGCGCAGCATGAAGTTGCGCTGATGCTCGATCTTTGGCTTCTGCCAGACCAGCACGCCCTTCATGCCCGCTGCTTGGTTGTCCGCAGCCATCGAAAGCACACCGCCGGCGCCCTCCCATTCATGGCTCGCCGAATCCACGATCAGCGCGTCGAGCTTTGCGCTCTCGGCCGCATCGATCGCTTCGCCGTAGGATTTTGGCGAAAAATCTTTCCGGATCGGACAGACGAGATAGTCGCCGACGGGTTGACGTCCGACGTTGGCCTCGCCGCGCCCGCCCTCGGTCTCGATCATACCGATGCGGCCGGTGGGACCGACAAAGCCGCGGGCGAGTAATAGGGCGCTCCACGTTTTGCCGTTGCCGGATTCGGCGTAGAGGCCGATGAGCGGCTTGGACTCGCTGCGCTTCGCGTCTCTAAATTGAAATGTCATTTAACCCGCCATGATAAGTTTTGGATCTGGTTCGAACTCGCCGCTGATTTCGCGATCAAGCCATTGGCTCTCTTTGAAGCCTGGGTATTCTGGAACAATCGAGCGAGCCGGATAGCCGAGCCACTTGCCGGTCTTGACCGCGTTGCGCCACAGCGCGATGCCGGCCTCAACCTTCTTGCGCCCCATTGTTAACCAGTGTTCATCCATGTGCATGATGGAGAGCGCGTGCGGCTTGCCGGTTTCCTGCGCGATGAAGCGAAAGCGCCGACGGCCGGCCCCTGCAGGATCGAGGATGTTCAGCCCGCGCTCGATGAAAGCCGCTTGGATTTCCCAGCCCGCAGCTTGAGCACGCATCCCGAGCAGGTGCGGCGCAACTGACATCGCGGTCGATTTGAAATCGTCCATCGTGCGCAGATCATTGTGCAGCCAATCGATCAGGGATCGGAACCAAATGCCGTCTTCTTCCCAGGCAATCATGACTTCGGCCGAACCGAATGCGAATGCGTCGTCATCTTCGTGGCGCTGGATTTGATCACGAGCCGCCTTGGACATCTCAAAGGCCTGATCGAATTGGTGTTCGAGAACGGCGATCTTGCCAACGTCAGCAGCGGCTTCGCGCGCTTCCTGGGCGGCTTTCTTACGCCAGTCGTCGAACTGAATGACCTCGATCTCCTTGCCGCGGCCGAGCAGCAGAAGGTGCGCGACGTTGCCAAGGTCAAACTTGGTGTCATCATCCGATTCGTAATTCGGATTGAGGCGCGGACAAGCACACCACGCGTGATGCGGACTGCGTTCTATTAAAATCTTGACCAAGCTCTGCGTTAAGCTAGGGGAAGGACAGGGGTCCCTACGGTAGTCAGCTTCCGAGACGCCCCTATAAATTCCAGGTACGGTGATCATATGTGGCTCCAACTCGTGCGACTTTTGATGCTGTAGATGATGGCGCTCTTGACTCCGTAGTCCGCTGCGATTTGGGCGCCGGACCGCGGGTCACTGCGTATTTCGATAACCTGAGCTTCGGTTAGTTTTGCTCTTCCACTCGTCTCTCCGCGGGCTTGGCGTTCCTTCGCGTCCCTATCAGCCACGTTGTCATCGCCCGTACCGAGAAACAGATGACTAGGTCGGCAGCAGCGCGGATTGTCGCACTCATGGCAGACCATCATTCCTGCAGGTATTTCGCCGCGATCCAGCGCGTAGATCACGCGATGAACAAGGGCTTGTCGCTGCTGAAACCTGTGACAGCCGTAGCCGCCCTCGTTGGTGCGACCGGTCCATTCCCAGCAGCCGGGTCCGCCTCTACGGATTTGCGCCCGGATTATTCGGGCTTGCTCATCGTCACTGCGTCGCTTCGACATCGCGGCACGAACGCGAGCGCACCTGATACCGCAATATTTGCCTTTGCCATGGTCGACATCGTTTTGGCGTGGGCGAAACGAAGCCCCGCAGTGAAGGCAATCTCTCGCTGTGGCGAGCGGAAATACGTATGGCTTCTTCATGCCGCCGCCCTCGCCGTCACAGTCCCAAATTTGCGTCCGGTTCGGATCATGATCATGCGCAGCGCTCCGGTCTGGATCAGCGAGTGCACGGTGCGCACGTCGTAGAACGGGCCGGTTTTGCTGCGGGCATAGCCTCGGCGGAATGGGGTGAGCGGCTCAATCGTCGCTTCGATCACGCATCGCCTCTGCATATCGCTGAGCGGCTTCATGCGCGCCTCATCAGCATCACGCAGACGGCGATCGTGATCACGTCGAGCGACAGCATGATTTGGTCCAGCCATGTCATGACGGCAAATTCCCGCTCCAGATCACCGCCAGCATCGCGACCATGCAGATGAACCCGCCGATCGAGAGCAGCTCCAGCGCGTCCGTCCACTCCAGCGTGCGGAGGTCGGCTTTGATTCGGGAAATCATGCGAACACCAGCCCGCGAGCTTCGCCGATCAGCTCGAGCGTGACGTCATGAACATGCCCGTCGACGATCTCGTGGATGAACACGACATCTTTGTATTCGCGGGTTTTGAGACGGCTGATGACGTCGGCGCGCGTGATCTCGGGATCCACAACAGCCTCTTGGCCGGCAGATCGATAGTCCATCACGCACACGAAGTAATGCGGGGACGCGGTGTGCGGGGCGAGGGGGGAGCAGCGGCACGTCATGCGGCACCGCAGATCACATGGAACACGCGCGTCTCGGGGATGTCGGCAAAATCGCGAACCCGCGTCTTCGCTTCATACTTGCTGTTGAATTTGGTCGCCGCGTTCGGATCGCCGATCCATGCCAGCGTCGCGCGTTGCTCGCCGTCCATGCCGATCTGGGCGAACTGGTTGAGGCCCTCGGCAAGCTTGATGACGACTTGCGGTTGGGATGGAAGCTTTGGTTTGCGGTGCTTGCCGCCGATGGTGACCATGATGTGACCCTCTGATGAGGATCACAGTCAAGCACGCCTTCACATGTCTGTCAAGCGGGGCTTCACGCCTTTTTTGATGGAGCAGGCATTTCCGCTTCCTGCTGCTGCAGGAATTTGTCCGCCATGACTTCGATGAATTCCCGGTGCTCCGGATTCAGGAGCTTGATTTTGGCTTCAAGGGCCACCGGAGGCTGGGCGGCGCCATGGAAGTACTCCACGGGCATTCCCAGCTCCCTGGAAAGCCCCTCTATATACGTTCGGGCCTCAGATTGATCCCGTTCCCACTGCCAAACGAGCTGACGCGTCACGCCCAAGGCGCGTCCGAGCTTTTCCAGGCTCATTTTTTTGGCCGTGCGCGCCCTGCGAATTTTGGTTCCTAGCGTCATGTCCACAGCATAAAGCACAGCTTGACGCTGTAAATGAAGTGGGTCTTGACTTTGGCGTGAAGCCGTGCTTGACATTCCAGCCATGTCAGACACACCTTTGGAACGCGCCATCAAGTTCGCCGGCGGGGTGACCAAGCTCGCTGCTTCCTTAAACATCACTAAGCAAGCCGTTGCGCAGTGGGATGAAGTCCCCCCGCTGCGTGTGCTGGAGGTCGAGCGCGCCTCTGGTGTGCCTCGGCACGAACTTCGGCCTGATCTGTACCCCTTGGAAGATAGGGCATGTTCTTGAAACTGAATGATCTTCGCCATTCTGTCGCTCCCCAGCCTTCATTGGCTTGGGCGCAAACAAGCACATCTGTTCGGTTCCGGACAGCCACAAAGAAGACAACTTTAGAACTATCCCCGAAATTCCCTCAAACGTTGTATCCGAGCAACATTTCCCGTTCATAGGGGCAGTACTCATGACCATTTCTACACTCGAATTCATACTCAAAATACTCGCCTTCTGGACGCTCGCCTCGTTCATCGGAGGCGCAATCCTTTGCTATCTCATCACGGTTTCAAAACGTGGAACCGCGAATCACTTACCGCCTCTGCCAGAAGGTTCCATCCTTGGCAAGCGACGAACGAGAGCATTTTGACCATGGCGCAACTCCGTCGCTTCCAACGAAAAATCAGGGCCCTCTCCGAACAGGGCAAGCCCGGGACGCCATACCGGCATATCGAGATGCGCGCATTTCTAACGAAGCGCGGATGGCAGCTCCGTGGATTCAATCCTACCAAGGGTTGGAGGCTGTTCGCAAAATGAGCACGCTTCCCCCATCACCTTTCATGAATTCCGCAATGCCCACTGCGGAATCAGCCGTTCCGTCGGATCTCCCTCCGGTGATAGGCGGAACGGCTGCCCCTTTTCGCTCAAACTGCCCGTATTGCGATGGGACTGGCGACGTCCACACCATCGACGGCGAGTGGCGCGGCACATGCGACTGCAATGAATTCCCTCAAGATCAAGAACCCACCTCGAGCACAGGAGGGCCCCAGGAAGCGCCGGCGGGTAGTGCACCACCGAACAACACTGCCGCACCTGCCGGCGCTTCGAATTGGTGTCTCACGGAAGCTGATGACGCTTTGTATTGGCAACTCAGACATGCCGACAATCCATTCGAGCGCGATCTTCCCGAACTGCCCGACGTCCACGCGTTCTTTGATGAGATCGAACCGACCCCTTCATTTTTGGGGAGGTCGATACGATGAAATCCCTTGCCGAAAGATTTGAGAGCAAGACCATCCCGGAACCGAACAGCGGATGTCTGCTGTGGCTTGGCACTGTCTCATCTAGGGGATACGCCAAAATCTGGATCGGCAAGAAGACGATTTCCGCGAGCCATTTAGCTTTCAATCTTGCGGGAAAATCAGTCCCGGCAGGAATGCTCGCTTGCCACCACTGCGACAACCCCGTCTGCGTTAACATTGATCACCTGTTTATCGGCACGCACAAAGACAATTCTGACGATATGTTCGCCAAGGGCCGCGAAAGTATCATCGGCCTTCGAAAGGGTGTGCCTGAAAAGATCAATCGCACGAGTGAAGAAAAGCGGAAAATTGCCCGAGAAATGCTTGCGCGTGGTGCCGAGCCGAAAACCGCAGCTGCTGTAATAGGCGTCCATCCAGACACCGTCCGAAGATGGATTAGAGGGATTCACGCCTGATGGATGCTCCCAGCACATCATTCGCGGATCCGCCGTTCGCTTGCCCGCCGGACGTGGTGATCGATTTGCCGGCGCCGATCTCTGTCAATGCTGTGCGGCGCGTCGACTGGTCATCCATGGCGCGCACTTCGCAATGGAAGGGCGCCGCAGACGCCTACATTTATCAGGCCAAGTGCCGGCGCGATAACCCGCTGAAGCTGGAAAACATCCAGCGCTTTGAAATCACGATCACCTTCGATGAGAACCAGACCGGCATCGACCTGGACAACGGCGTCAAGGGAATTCTGGATTATCTCGTCGACCGCGAAGTGATCGAGGACGACGGCCCGAAGCACATGCGCAAGCTCACGGTCACTTGGGGCGAGGCTCCAGAGGGTACCCGCGTCACCGTGAGACCCTGCGAATGAGCTTGATCGGACCCCTACGCGGACCCCTACGCGGACCGCTGCGGAAACGCGAGAGCAGCCTTTGGGCGCGCGAAGTCGATGACTGGTACGTCGAACCCGAATGGTGTTCGCTGCGGCTGTTCGAGGAAGAGAAATTCGAGGGTGCGATCTGCGATCCATGTTGCGGCCGCGGCAGCATCGTGATTTCCGCGATCAAGTCCGGCCTTGTCGCCGTCGGCTCGGATCTTGTCGACCGCGGTTGGGACAGCACGGCCACGCCATCCAATTTCCTCGACAGTCTGCATCGCCGCGACAATTTCGTGTGCAACCCGCCGTTCGGAATCGCCGAGAAGTTTGTCGAGCATGCCCTGAAGCTGTCTCACCGCAAGGTCGCCATGCTGCTGCCCGCCAATTGGGTGCAGGGCGACAAGCGCTCACGCTGGCTCGCTGAGACCCCGCTGCGCCGCGTCTGGTTCATCACGCCGCGCCCTTCAATGCCGCCCGGGCACATCCTGGCGGGCGGCGGCAAGCCCGGCAACGGCACAACCGACTACGCATGGTTCGTCTGGCTGCGTGGCTATGACGGCGCTCCAGAGGTCCGCTGGCTCAGGAGGGACGCATGACCCGCCAACCCCTCAGCCCCGAGGCCAAAGCCGCAGCCATCGCGCGGCTCAACGAAGCCATGCGCAAGGCGTGCGAGCGGATGGAGCGGGGGAAGGCTGAGCGGGATGCGGACGAACTGGCGCGCGCGATGGTGCGGCTCTGCGACGAGATGGGAGCCAACGTTTGATGATCTGAACGCACGCCGGAGAGACCAGGGTGATCCTGAACAGTGGCGGCGAGCGTAAATGGAACTACCACGGGGTCCGACCCAGTTCCAACCCGGTCCGAAAGGCGCGAGGGTTTAGGTCGGCGCGGAGAGCAAAATCCGCGACAAGTCGGCGCCAATCTAATCCGCATGCTCGCGCGATTAGGGTCCGAAGCGACAACCTGGCTCCAGCCGGCACGTACGCTAAGGGCACGGACCAACCTCACTTCGGTGGGGTTGGTCGTCCTGTGTCCTTCGCTCCTCCCTTCACCAGCCGGCACGCGGATGCAGATAAGCGAAAAGAGATTTGAATGAAGATCGATTTGGAAATGTTGGAAGCGATGGTGGCAAGCGGAGCCACGGGAGCAATGGTTTTGAGCATGGTCAGGATCCAATGTGAGCGATATGAGGCTGCCCGGGCTGCTCGCCGGCCCATCGAGGCCGCAAGTAAGCGTCGGACACGCGGTGGACCGAAGCGGACATCGGTGGAAGCTGGTGGACATGATGTGCACACGAGTGGACATCAGGTGGACAAACCATTCGATGAGTTCTGGAAGGCTTACCCGCGCCGGCATGGATCGAACCCACGGGCGCCAGCCGAGAAGTTATTCCTGATCGCGTTGAAAGCCGGCAACAAGCCAGACGACATCATCGCTGGGGCGCGCGCGTTTGCGATCGCGGAATCGGCAAAGGTCGGTAGCGAGTTCATTCCCCAAACGGTGAAGTGGCTGCGCAACCGCTGTTGGGAAGACTATCGCCCCGGCCTGACGGCTGCCGCCGTGACGGCTGTAATGGACTGGGACAAAATCCTGACCTCGTACAAACAGTTCGGCCATTGGTCGAGATATGCCGGTCCTGACCCTGATTCCCCCGCATGCCTATGTCCGAAGGAAATGCTTGCGAAATATGGGTTTATGGCCGATTCGCAGCCGTCCGAAATGGGTGTCCAATGATCCGTGATCCATCAGATGGCAGCGTGAAAGAAGCGCCTCAATCCGAAACATTTTGCTCGGAAACTAAGGTTCCCGAAAGTTCAATTTCCGGCCTGACAAAGGCTCAGGCCGACGAGCTCGAGCGGCTGAACAAATCGCGGGAATGGCTGAAGGAATATCATGCGGCCGTCGATCGCGCGAACCGGATGAACGACAAAGGCGAGGCAGCCGAATGATCAGCCTCTCCATCTTCGCGTCCGGATTGCTGATCGTCGGGTACTGCGTCGGCCGCGCGCATGCGGCGTGGATTGAAAACGGAGAGTGGGAATGAACAACGAAGCTAGGGTCATTCAGGTGATCGAAACGAGTTTGATGCGCCGCGGCGATGGTAAGGAAATCCCCATCCGAATTATCACGCAATATTGGTCGCTCGACGGAAAATTACTAGCCGAGGTCGATCCAGTGATTGAAGCTCGGAAAGGCCAGAAATGACCACGCCAACCCTCACCTGCGAGCACTGCGAATCCGAGATCGACGTGTTCATGGATCCGCATTGCGTGGTGTACGACCCGTCAGGCGCGACGGGTGTGATCTGCGCCGACTGTCGCGCGAAGATCGCCGAGCATGAGCGGCTGCGTGAGGCGTACCGGATCAAGCGGGGGTGGCGGGCATGATGATCGGGCGCATCAACGGTTGTACGCGCGTGCTGGGCAAATCGCAGGGCTATCTTGGCCTGCCGATACGGGACGAAATCCTCAACTGCAGCGTGGGAGGTGAGGATACGCCTGCGATGGTGACTGCGTGGATACCGACGCCTGAAGAACTCGCGCTGCTGAATGCCGGTGCGTCGGTTCATGTTCGAATTATTGGAACCGGACACCCGCCTATCATGGTCGATGTCGGAGAGGCTCCGTAATGAAATGCTCGACGACCTCACCATCGCCCTCGAAAAACGCACCGCGCACATCGTCGCGGCAAGATTTGAACTCGAAAATCAACGGCATGAAAGCAGGAAAAAGATGGCAATTGAAATCAAGGGACTGAGGTCCGACGCGCTGCTGGCGCGGGCCAATATCGACAAGGTACGCGCGGCCTATGCCAGGTTCAACGCGGCCGCGCCGGCCCATGCTGACGATGTCGACAAGCTCGCCAGCGATATCACCGGCATGCAATCCGACCTCGAATTCGCGGCCACCGTGATGGGAAACTCCGATGGCGGGTCCGAGCGGCTCGCCGATACGCAGAAACAGGGCGTGGTGACGCCAAACACTTTGGCCGGTGTGGGAGACCTGAATTTGCCCAAGGCCGCTCCTGAGTCGACTGTGGCCCAGCAAACGGCCACCACCGACCGCGTGGCGTTGGGTTCGGCCCCTGCCTGGCCGGAGGGCGATGCAGCGACCACTCTCGCCCAAGGATCAGCCAGCGCCTCCGCTGATCCGCGGCCGAACGGGGCGGATGTTCTGGTGAGGGCAGGCTGAAATGACCGCGACGCTGCCGGGCGAGCTGATCTATCGCGTCGTCACCGACATGGAAGGCCTGCAGGAAGCCGTTCGCGATCGTGCCGAAGATCTCAACACCACGCGCGAATCCCTTGACGAGGCCAGCGGATTGCAGCCTGGCTATTGCGGCAAGATCCTGTGTCATCCACCAATGCGCGCGCTCGGACCAAAGAGCCTGCCAGCCATTCTCAAGGCAACCGGCATGGTGATGGTGCTGGTGATCGACGACGAGCGCTTCGCTCCGATCAGGGCCAATCTCGTCGCTCCGAAGCGCATCATGCGTAGCATCGGACGCATCAGGCAGCCCGCATGGCTGTTCACACCGAAGAAAGCCAGCAAATTAGCCAAAAACCGATGGGCGAACGTCTCACCGGAAAAGCGCAAAAGGCTGATGAAAAAGCTTGCAAAAGCAGGCTGGATCTCGCGTCGACGCAAGGCTCGCAAATCAGTTGCAAAAGCGGAGTGCGTCGCTGAGGTTTCATAGTCGTTGCATCATGCGCGCATGGCAAATCAGCGGCCCGAACCAAAGCTCCTCAAGCGCAAACTCGAGGATATAAAGCTTCGCTACGATAGCCACACTCGCGAAGTCAAAGCCAAGAACAACAATCGTTCCCGCGGGATGGCTGCCATTCGCCTGGCCGAACTGACACGCTGGTTCAACGATGTCTACGGTGCCGGCGTCGAGCTCGAACATAGTGACTATCAAATCGTTCGTATCTTCGTGCACCATCTCGGCGCCATCAAGGACGCGCCACGCCGAATCAACGATTGGGTGCGAACCTACGCGCCATGGATCAGCCCCCATGATCTTGAGCGGCTAATCCACGAGACTGAAACGTGTCCCATGCGATGGACCGCCGACAAGCTGGGATGGAAGCTGCAACTCACCCAGGAACAGCGAACCCGCCTCAAAATCCGCACCATCGGTGCCAAAGGCGTCAATAAGCAGATGCGCATGGAACTCAGGCGAAAGGCAGAAGCCAAACGCCAGCGCGATCGCCGCGCCAGCCTCAAAACCGTACGCAGCATATAGACTGTGTAATATGCTGCGTACGCAACGCGCGAGGATGTGATATCCTCAAGCTGAGGTGCCATCATGAAGCTCACTATCATCCACCCCAGATCAAACCGCGAATATCAGGTGATCCATTCGAGATGGCGCACGGTCATTCCGTTCGAGCGCATCGACTTCAACACCATCGAAGTGCCTGATGAGTTCGATGATGTCGCAACCATCATCTGGACGGAGATGCCTCGCAGCATGAGGGGATAGCGTATTGACAGCCTGAGTGTATCAGTAGGTGAATGCGTATTGCCCTCGTTGCTCATCACGCAGCCGTAACCCGAATGTTCCATAATGTGGGATTGCGGCTGCGAGTGCATGAGCCTGAGTTTAGCTAAGTCATTGATATTGCTATCACGTTTATGCATGGCTCTGCATTCGTCACACACTTAACATATTGATAACGTTGGTTAATTGTTAAATTATTCCATAATGGATGTTATGCGAACTGTGATGTCCATACATAGATGCATTGATATCATTGAGCTATTGGCTCTAGCTCGAACGAAATGTTCCATAATACACTGAATGCTCGATGCGCCAGCGAAACCTGGAACGATAGCGCTGTATGGTAATAGCCTACCCAAAAGACCGGGGGAGGGTGGGGGTGGGGGGAAAACCTGAGGCTCCGTCATATATCGAGAGCATCCTTCTCTCACGCGTTTCCCCTGAGAAAAATTCGGTTGACCGGATTTTTGGGGCGGATTTTCTGGAAAAGTTCGGGAGTGCGTTGTTCGGGCTGGCGAAAGCGTAACTTGTTATCGGATGGGAAAACCAGCGACCGGACCGTCGAGCATACCTGATCCTGATGATGAGAGCCTTGGGCCTGCGATGCGGGCGCTGAATGTGTCGCAGCGGCGGTTTGCGCTTGCTGCGGTGCAGTTCCCTCTGGCGAAGGACTACCAGATCGCGCGGGCGGCCGGGTATTCGGATTTCAGCCATGGTGCACTGCGGGTAACGGCGCATCGGCTTTTCCATGACGAGAAGATTTTGGAGGCTATCAAGGAGTTGGCGGACAAGGAACTCCGCAGTTCGGCGCTGCTGGGGATCGCGACGATGAAGAAGATCGCGCGACTGGACGGGCATAAGGATCAATTGAAGGCGGCGACGGCAATTTTGGACCGGGCGGGGTTCGGGGTCGAGCAGACCATCAATGTCAACAAGACGGTGACGCGGAAGGTGGATGTTTCGGAGGCGGCGCTGCGGATTGCGGAGTTCCGGCTCAAGTTCCCGGAGCAGTTCGCGAAGCTGCTTGGGGTGCCGGAGCCTGCGGTGGTCGACGGCGAGTTTTCAGAGGTGACGGAATGACCGCCGAGCCCACCCCGGAGGAAATCAAGGGGCTGCTCGACGCGCTGGAGGTCATCGAGTACGCCGAGACCTATGAGCGGTTCCGGTCGTTCAGGCCGCATCCGAAGCAGAAGGCGCATCTGGATCTAGGGCGGACGAAGCGTGAGCGGCTGCTGATGGCGAACAACCGCGGCGGCAAGACCGAGACCGGGGCGTATGAGGCAGCCTGCCATTTGACCGGGGAATATCCGAAGGGTTGGGGCGGGCGCCAGTTCGACCAGCCGACCATGGGCTGGATTTGCGGCGAGACCTCGCTTCTGGTGCGCGACATCCAGCAGAAGAAGCTGTGCGGGCCGCCCGGAGTCGAGAGCATGTTCGGCACCGGGATGATCCCGAAAGACCTGTTCGCGGACAAGCCGTCGCTGGCGCGCGGGGTGACCGACGCCTACGACACGATCCAGGTCCGCCACAAATCGGGCGGGATCTCGATCGGCAAGTTCAAGTCCTACGAGCAGGGCCGGCAGAAGTTCCAGGGCGAGGGGCTGGACTGGATCTGGTTCGACGAGGAACCGCCGCTGGATATTTACGCCGAGGGCATCGCCCGCATCGGCGAGCGCGACGGCATCGCGTGGCTGACGTTCACGCCGCTGAAGGGCCGCTCAAGCGTGGTGCTGCGGTTCGTGGACGAGCCCTCGACCGAGCGCGGCATCACCACCATGACGCTGGACGACGCGCACCACATCGCGCCTGATGTGCGCAAGAAGATGCTGGACGGGTATTTGCCGCATGAGCGCGAGGCCCGGGCCCGCGGTGTGCCGACCTTGGGGTCGGGCCGAATATTCATGGCGCCGGAATCGACCGTCATCGAGCAGCCGATCGAATACATTCCGGAATTCTGGTTCAAATTGTGGGGCATCGACTTCGGCATCGATCACCCGTTCGCGGCCGCGCTGATCCTGTGGGACAAGGATGCCGACGTCATCCACGTTCACCATTGCATCCGGATTTCGGACGCGCTGCCGATCCAGCACGCCTCGGCGATGAAGCCTATCGGGGCCGGCATACCGGTGGCGTGGCCGCAGGACGGCACCCAGCGCCGCGACGACGGCAAGCCGCTCTCCGACCACTACAAGCGGCAGGGCCTCTTGACGCTGCCGGAGCACGCGACCTGGCCCGATGGCGGGGTCTCGACCGAGGCCGGCATCATGGAGATGGACGAGCGCGAGCAGTCCGGCCGGCTGAAATATGCCGCCCACCTGTCGGATATCCTCGAGGAGCGGCGGTTCTATCACCGCAAGGATGGCAAGATCGTCAAGCTAAAGGACGATCTTCTCTCGGCGGTGCGGATCGCGATCATGATGAAGCGCGCGGCGCGCGCGGTGTCGCTGGGTGGCAAGGCTGCGGAGCGGATGGCCTGGGGCGAGGGCCAGATCGCATCCGGCACCGACTTCGACGTATTCGCACCAATGGGAGCAAACTGATGGCCAGCCTCACCGTAAAACGGGAATATCGCGCCGATCTGCGTCCGCCGGCGTGGCAGGCCGTCGTCAGCAACGGCAGGGTTGAGATAGCGATGCTGTCGATCGCGGTCGGTGGCAGGCTGGTCGACATCGATGCCGCCACCGACGAAGAGATCCTCGACCACGCGCGCCTGAGTGCGTTGCTGGCTAACCCCGCCTGACCCCACGTTGGGGCATGGAAAATAATTCATGCCCGAAATGCCAGGGACCGCGCGTCGTCCAGAGGTCAGGCCTCCAGAACGGAATGCCCCGCCTTAGGCTCGTCTGCCTTCCATGCTCGGCAGCGCGGCTGCGGGCCAATTCGTCCAAGTACAATGGCGCCAAGCGCCGATGGGACGCTGCGAATTCTGAAAAGCGTCATGCTCATAAGCTGGTCGAGGTGGCGCTGCTTAACGGATCATTGATCCGGCGGGACTGCTGCAAGTGCGGTTCACCCAGCACGCACGCACACCACGATGATTATTCACTGCCGCTTGATGTGATGTGGCTTTGTCCAAAGCATCACAAAGAGCGGCATTCCGAACTTGCGCGGTTAATCGCCGCGTAAGGCTTAGCCCTCCCAACAACTTGGCGGCGGGAGTTTCTGTAACGAGGTTTCGCCCGCCGCCCTTTTCGGAGTTTCCACATGGCCGATGACACCAGCCTGCCGCATCCGACGCCCGCCGCGACCGCACCGGTGCCCTATGCTCCGAAGGTGGCCGAGATCAATGCCGAGGCCGAGCGCAAGCGCCAAGACGAGGCGGCCGCCGCGATGCGGGGCGACTTGAAGTATAGCCCCACCAAGGCCGCCGAGAAAACCCCCGACACCGCCAAGACCAGGCTGCGCGGCTTCGAGGATGCCCATTTCGGCCGCGACGCGACCCGCATCAATGGCGAGGTCGAGCGCGGCATTGGCTCCCGCTACGGCTCGATGAGTCCCACCAAGGCCGCCGAATATGCAGCGCTCGAAGAACTGGTGAAGGCCGAGACCGCGATTGCCGCCGCCAGCCACGATCTGGCGGACGCCAACATGAAGCACGAGGCCGCGCTGAAGCGGCTCGCCGCGGCGCAGAAGGCCTCGACCGATGCCGCCGCGGAAGCCAAGCGGATCGCGGACGAGGACGCCAAGCTGGCGAAGGCCCCGGCGCCGGCCCTGACCCCGGTGAGCTGACATGCCGATGCCGGGCGCCATGGGTGTCGCCGGTGACCTCGGTCTCGGCGATATGCTCGGGCAGCAGGTGGCTGGCGAGTCAGAAGAAGAACGCAAGAAGCGGATGGCGCTGATGCAGCAGCAACAGATGCTGGGCCCGGCGGGATCGTTGGCCGTGACCTCGCTGTTCGGCGCGCAAGGTGGAAAAAGTGCTGGCCTTTAAACCCGACGTCCAGATCACCTTCGACATCAAGGATACCTGGCAGGCGCGAGTTCTCGTTGGTGCGCGGCAATGGCAGAAAGCTATCGTGCTATCGGTGCTGGCACATAATTTCGACGATGCGATGCCGGCGCTGCTGGAGACGGTCTATCCCGGATTCCGCTCGATCGTTCCGCCATTTCTCACGACCGCGGGCAGGGTCTCAAAAACCGGAGCCATCGTTGCCAATGTAAGAATGCAGAGCGGTCGCACCGTCAGGGACATGGTGCTGTACCGGAACGAAGTCGCGTTGCGCAATGATTTCCGCAAGCTGGCGGATCAGTTGAAATTGAACGACGCCGATCGGGTCGAATTGTTCGGTGCCGTGAAGCGATGGGTGGTCGCCGACCGCCGTCTCGACCCATTGATGGATCCGAAGGACCCCGATGCCAAGCGGCTCACAATCAACTGAAGTCGTTCCCTATACGGGCGACCCGATGATCCGCAATCCGCGCCAGGTCTCCGAGCGCGAGCGCGAGATCGTCGTCGGCATCCAGCGGGAATTCTCGCAGTACCAGGTGAGGCGCTCGACCTTCGCGGGTCAGTGGGAGGAGGTCGCCGAACTGATCCTGCCGACCTCGCGCAACACGTTTTTCTATCAGAACTACAACGCGCCCGGCCAGAAGAAGACCCAGCAGCAGGTCGATGCGTCGGGCGCTCTCGCGCTGCACCGGTTTTGCGCCATCGCCGATTCGCTGGTGACGCCGCGCAACATGCAGTGGCACGGCCTGCAGAGCGACGATTACGTGATGAAGGACCGCGCCACCCGGCTGTGGTTCGAGAATACGACCCGGATGCTGTTCCGCGCGCGCTACGACGCCAACGCCAATTTTGCAGCTCAAAACTACAACAACTGGCAATCGCTCGGCGCGTTCGGCAACGCCACCATGTATGTCGACAAGTACGACAATCGATGGCACGGCGGCGGCTACGGCCTGCGCTACAAATCGGTGCCGCTGGGCGAGACCTTCTTCGGCGAGAATCATCAAGGCCAGGTCGATCGCATGATCCGCTGGTTCCGGCTCACGCCCTACCAGGCGGTGCAGAAATGGGGCATCGATCGGCTTCCCGAGGCGCTGAGGGCGCCGCTCCAGCAGGACAGCCAGTGGCCGTATAATTTCCTGCATTGCGTGCGGCCGCGCACCGACGACTACGATCCCGAGGCGCTCGACGCCCGTTCGTTGCCGTTCTCTTCCTATTATGTCTCGATCGAGGGCCAGTGCCTGATGCAGCCGGAGGCCGGCTACCAGACCTTCCCCTATGCGGTCTCGCGCTACGACCAGACCCCGGGCGAGGTCGAGGGCCGCGGCCCGGCGCAACTGGTGCTGCCTTCCCTGAAAACCCTGAACGCGCAGAAGGTGATTTTCCTCAAGCAGGGCCACCGCAGCGCCGATCCGATATTGCTGACCGCCGATGACGGCGTGGTCGGCATGAGCATGCGGCCGGGCGCCATGAACAAGGGCGGCGTCTCGGCCAAGGGCGAGTTGCTGGTTCACACTTTGCCCACCGGCGACATCAAGATCTCGCTCGAGATGATGCAGGAGGAACGCACCATCATCGAGGACGTGTTCCTAGTGAGCCTGTTCAAGGTCTTGAGCGAAAACCCGAACATGACCGCGACCCAGGTGATCGAGCTCGTCAACGAAAAGGGTATGCTGGTAGCGCCGACCTTGGGCCGGCAGCACACCGAATATGTCGGCGGCTTCGTGCCGCGCGAACTGGATCTGATGGCCGAAATGCGGATGGTCGATCCGTTGCCGCCACGCCTGCGCGAGGCGCTGCGCGGCCGCGGTCTTGCCGGGATATCGGTCACCGACACCTCACCATTGGCCAAGGCGGCGATGATGGGCGAGGCCGCCGGCTTCAACCGCTGGATCGAGAACCTGACCAAGACCGCATCCGAGATGCAGGATCCGTCATGGCTCGACGTCGTCAACGCCGATACCGCCTCGCGCGACATGGCCGAGATCTACAGCGTGCGCGAGAGCTGGACCGCGACCGACGAGCAGATCGCGCAAAAGCGCAAAGGTCGTGCCGACCAGCAGGCGCAGCAGGCCAAGATCCAGGCGCTGCCGGCGCAGGCCGCGATGGTGAAAGCGCAGGCCACGCTGGCTAAATCCGGCATGCCGCAAGGTGCGCAGTGAGAGGCCTGACCCAGGCCGAGGCCCTTCAGATCCAGAGCGACGCCAAGCGGGCCTACCAACTGGCATTCAACGCCCCGGGCGGCGAGGCGGTGCTGATGGATCTCGGCGTCTTCTGCCGCGCGCGCGAAAGCTGCCTGATACCAGGCCAGCGTGACATGACGAGTGCGCTTGAAGGCCGAAGAGAAGTGTACCTGCGTATCCGAGACTATCTCGACCTGACCCCGGAGCAACTGGTCGAGAAATACCACCCGCCCGCTAAAGGAGCATACGGCGATGACCAATAATCTGCATGCTACACATTTTATGCATTTTCCAAATCTTCACACCGGTCGACCGCGATTTCATTTCGACGATAATGCAGGAGGCGGCGACGCGGGCGCTGCTGCTGCGGCAGCCGCCGCGGCCGCTGCTGCCGCCGGAGCCGCCAAGCCATGGCATACCGGCCTCGACACCGAGATCATCGGCCACGCCAACAACAAGGGCTGGAAGCTCGACGACCCCAAGGAAGCCTTCGGGGCCGCTGCCAAGGTGGCGCGCGATCTCGAGCGGCACTTCGGCGTACCGCCGGATCAACTGCTGCGCCTGCCGAAGCCCGACGCCACTCCCGAAGAGAAGGCCGCGTTCCGGCAGAAGCTCGGCGCGCCGGCCAAGGCCGAGGATTACGACTTCTCGACCGTGAAGGATGCCGCCGGCCAGCCGCTGGCGCAGCCGCTCGCCGACGCGCTACGGGCTTCTTTCCTCACCCATGGCGTCACCAAGGATGCGGCGCCCGCGGTCGCGCTCGATGTCGTCAAGGCGCTGGACAGTGTGAAGAAGACGCAATCGACCGTCACCGACGCCACGCTGGCCGAGGAGCGCGGCAAGCTGGAAAAGAACTGGGGCGGCAAGGAATCCAGCACCTGGCGATTCAACATGCTGCAGGCCAAGGAGGGCGCCGAACGCTTGGGCCTCGACCCGAATGCGACCTCGACGCTGGAAACCATGCTGGGCTATTCGACCTTGATGGATGCGTTGCGCAAGATCGGCAACGCGCGGCGCGAGGACATCTTCGTCGACAACCCCGCCGGCGGCGGCAGCGGCAAGGTCACCACCCGCGAGGGTGCGGCCGCGCGCAAGTCTGAACTGTTCGCCGACAAGGCATGGGTCACCCGCCTCAATGCCGGCGACATCGAAGCCAAGACCGAATGGAAACGCCTCAACGCGATGATTGAAGGAGAAGCAGCATGAGCATGACCGAAACCCCGATCGGACAAGCCCCGAAGAAGAAGACAGTCAAGAAGCCGCGCAAGAAGCGGGCATTCCCGCGCGCGCGCGCCGAGGCCAAGCCCGAGGTGCCCACGGAGTTCGCCGGCATCTCGACCACTGATTGCTGCGACGCCTGCAACAAGGACGGCTGCGTGATCTCGGGCAAGAACTATTGCGCCCACCCCATGAAGGGCGGTCTGCAGTCGCCGCAGATGCAGGATAATGACGCGCTGCGGCGCTTCAATCGCGCCAAGGGTGCGCTTCGCAACCAGATGATCGACCTGCGCGGCCGGTGAGTGCGTTGTTAAATTTTTGCGGGCGGGGAATGTTCCCGCCTGCACTACCCCGGTATCTCGGCCCCGCAAGGACACGCTGACCGGCCCCATACGGCCCCCGCAAGGACACGGCTGAAGCTTGATGGTCCCCGCGCGCTCGCACGGACACGACCGCTCACGTTCATCCGAACCTTACAGGCGGGAAAGCCATGTCCGAGAATCTACCCAAACTCTTTACGACCGAATTTTCAGACCTCCTGGTGCTGAAGCTGCAGCAGACGCAATCGATGCTGCGCGGCACCGTGATGGAAGGCTATCACGTCGGCAAGCAGGCCTCGCCGATCCAGTACACCGGCTCCGTGCAGATGCAGACGCCGGCGGGCCGCTTCGCTCCGATCGCGCGCCAGGACGTCGACTTCACCCGCCGATGGGTGCTGCCGGTCGATAAAGACGCCCAGCAGATGGTCGACACCTTCGACAAGCTGAAGACCGCGATCGATCCAACCTCATCGGAAGTTTCAGCCGCCGCTGCTGCTGTCGCCCGCGAGTGGGACGACCGCATTATCGGCGCCGCATTCGCGACCGCGCTGCTCGGCGACGGCAACACCCCGAACGCCTTTACCAACGAGACCTTCGTCACTGCAAGCTGGCAGGTCGCATCGACCTTCGGCTCGGCCGCGGCCTCGGGCCTCACCGTCGCCAAGATGATCGAAGCCAAGCGCATCCTGCGCAAGGCCCAGGTCCCGCAGGACGAGGCCAAGACCTGGATCACGAACTCACAGGGCGAATCCGATCTGCTCAACCAGGTGCAGGTGGTCTCGACCGAGTTCAGCGACCGGCCCGTGCTGACCGATGGCGTGGTTTCGCGCTTCCTCGGCTTCGATATCAAGTATTCGGAGCGCCTGACCTCGACCTCGAACGTGCGGCAGAACATGGCCTATGTGAAGTCGGGCCTCTATCTCGGCATCTGGAAGGATACCCAGAACGACGTCAGCCAGCGCAAGGATCTGACCGGTTTGCCCTATCAGATCTATACGATGATGTCGTCGGGCGCGACGCGGCTTGAACCGGGACGTCTGTTGCAGGTGCTCTGCGCGGATACCTCAGCCGCCGCCGACGTGACGCCGTAGGGAGGCTGACATGGCAGATCATTTCGTCAGCCTCACCCGCGGCATTGAAGGCACGAAGTATGTGGACTTCACGGTAGGAACCGCCTCGAGCGGATCGGTGTTCGTCGAGCTGCGGGTTGGAGATGCCTCGACCGTTCCGACCACTCCGACGCGGGTCGAGATTATCAAGGCATTGGAAGCGTTCGAACGCTTCTTCTCAAATCCCCAGCAGGTCAGCGCCGCTGGCTTCGTCGTCACCGGTTAAGGAGAAAAAGCAATGGCTGGCCATATCCTAAAATCCCTCGCGATCACCAATCTCGACGCGACCCCCGTCATCCCGAACACGATCGGCGAAGGTGCGCCCGGCTATGTCACGGTGATCGATGGTTCGGTAAGCCCGGTCTCGGCCGACGACAATACCTCGACCTACCGGCTGCTTCGCTTCCCGACCAGCGCCAAGGTCAAGGATCTCAAGATCTGGAGCACGGTGCTGACGGCGTTTGCCGCCGACATCGACATCGCGTTTTCGTCCTCGACCACCGATGGCACCCCACCGGCGCTCGCGGGCGGCATCGTGCAGATCACCGGCCCGGTCGACAACAAGCTGTTCGGCGCGGCCAAGACGCTGTTCGTCGCCTCCGCGACCTTCCCGCTGATCACGACCGTCACCGATCCATTCCAGGGCACGTTCACCGCGCCGATGATGGATATCCCGATGTGGCAGAATCTGGTGACGCTCGGCGCCACGCAATTCTCGGCGAACCCCGGCGGCTACTTTGACATCCTCGTGCGCTGCACCACCGCAGTCACCACCGGCGGCATCCTGATCGCCAAAATGGAATACGTGAACTGAGGTGGCACAGAACCAGTTCATCAATGTCGGGATCGACCAGGGGGCGGCGAAGAAGTCCGACCTCAACGACCACCGCCACGCCGTCACCAACGCGGCGGCGGCGGCGGGCGACCTGACGGTGAGCTGGGACGGCGCCAAATTCACCACGGTCACGCTGATGCGCGGCGCGCTGATGCAGGTCTTGCGACAACTCGGCGGCCAACTGCCGCCATAAGGAATATTCCGTGCCATCAGCTACCGGCGACGCAAAGATATTTCCCAACATCGGCGCCACCACGGCAGCCTTTGAGCTGAAGGGCGGCAAGTATGGCGTTGCCGCATTCGCCACAGGGGCCGGCACCATGGGTCTGCAGATGGTGGCGGCCGATGGTTCGACGCTGATCCCGGTTCACACGGTGTTCGCGGCCACGCTCGGCTATGCCGCGGTAGACCTGCCGCCGGGGCAGTACAAGTTCTTCATTGCCACCTTTACGGCGGTTTACGCCACGATCTGCCGCGTTCCAAGCTAGGAGTGCGTTGCTGGTCCCGACGGTCGTCAGCATCGTCCGGACATGACGGCATACAGGACTCCGATCGATATAGGCAGCCGTGCGCTGCAGCATCTCGGCTCGAGCCGGATGGACCCCGTTCTCGGCTTCAACGACACCTCGGTGCGCGGCGCTTCCGAAGCCGGCTTTGCCTACGACAAGCTCCGCGAGGCCGAGCTGCGGCGCCGAACTTGGACCTTCGCCACCGCAAGGCAGGTGCTGCGCGCGGTCGACACCAACACCATGCTGCTGTCGCCGGCGATGTGGACGCCGGGCACCACCTATTTCACCGGCTCGATCGTCACCGACCAGTCCGGCAATATGTGGATCTCGAATATCCCGAACAACCTCGCCAACGATCCGTTGCTGACGACGTTCTGGGAGCCGTATTTCGGGCCGCGCTCGGTGTCGCTGTGGACCGCGACCATCACCTATGAGACCGGCGAACTGGTCTACACCACGGCAGGCGACGGCAAGTATCGCGTCTACCTGTCGCTGCAGCCGGCCAACGCTGACACGCCTGGCACCGCGACCGCATGGGACGCGACCGCGACCTATTTCAAGAACCAGGTCGTGACGCTTTCTGCCGTCGCCTACATGAGCCTGATCGACCTCAATATCAACAACACGCCATCCGCGGCGCCGGCGCTGTTCAATATCGCCACCACCTACGCGATCGGCAATACCGTCGGCGCCTCCGATGGCGTGATCTACACCTCGCTCGCCAACGGCAATATCGGTTTCGATCCGACGCTGGACGGCGGCGTGCACTGGTCGAGCGCGGGTGTGCTCAATCCATGGACGCGGGTTTTCGTCGGCGGCATCGGTTCGGCCAAATGGCTTGAAATTGGCGGCACCGAATTCCCGATGGGCGTGGCGCTGACCACGTTGCCAATGATTTACCCGCACGGCACCGGTCCATCCTCGCAATTGGGATCGAAGAACATCTTCGTGCTGCCGGCCGGATATTTGCGCCGCGCCGCGCAAAATCCCAAGACTGGCATCGGGGCCGTCGGCGGACCTACGGGGGTTACCTATGACGACTGGCTGATCGAACGCGGCTATCTCATCACCTCCGACACCGGCCCGATCCCGCTGCGTTTCGTCGCCAACATCACCGACGTCTCACTGATGGATGTGCTGTTCTGCGAGGGTATCGCGGCCGGGATCGCGTTCGCGATTTGCGACACCATCACCCAGGACAAGGGACAATTGCAGATCGTCGCCAAGACCTGGGACGAGTGGAAGAACGAGGCCAGCGTCGCCGACGGAATCGAGAACGAATATGAGGATCCGCCGGACGACGACTGGATCACGGTGCGCCTGTGAGCGAGGCCACATTCGCAGTTGGCAACTTCCTCGGCGGCGAGATTTCGAAGTTTGCTCAGGGACGTTTTGACAAGCCGGACTATCGCAATTCGCTCAAGGTCTGCCTGAACTCGTTTCCCGGCGAGATCGGGACATGGATGCGGCGTCCGGGCACCCAGCATGGCGGCTTCACCCGCGGTGGCGCGCCGGCCAAGAAGATAAAATTCGATTTCGAACAGGCCATTCCCTACACGCTGGAGTTCACTGACGGATTCCTACGCTTCCATAATGGCGCGGCGCTGATCACCACCGATACGCAGGTCGTCGTTGCAGTGTCGGCGGCAAATCCGGCCGTGGTGCAGACCACCAGCGCAGTGACATGGGCGACCGGCGATACCCTGATCTTTCCGGGCGCCTCAACGCCGCTATTGGAAAACCGCCAGTTTCTCGCCACCAAGGTTGACACCACGCATTTTTCGCTGGCCGATGCCATCACCGGCACTGCGATCAACGGTGCATCGCTCGGCGCATTGGTCGCGGGCGCCACCGTCTCGCGCGTGCAGGAACTGACCACGGTTTACGCCGCTGGCGCATGGTCAGCCGTGCGGGCGGTGCAGGCCGAGACCACCGATATCCTGCTCAACGGCTCGCTGGCGCCTCAGGCCTTGACGGTGACGACGTTGCCGACGCTGAGTTCGAGCGCCGTGTTCGCGATCAATCCCGCGATTTTCAATGATGGCCCTTACCTCGATCCGTTCATCAACGGCGTGCAGGCGACGCCGAATGCAGTGTCGGGCAGTGTCACGCTGACGCTCGGATTCGCGGCCTATGTCGCCACCCAAGCCTACGCCAAGGACGCGTTCGTCACCTCGGTCAACATCAATTATAAATCGCTGATCGACAACAATGTCGGCAATACCCCGGCCGGCGCACCGACGGCATGGGCTGTTTCTACGGCATCGGCCGCGATCAATGACGGCAAGGGATTTCTCGGAACTGATGTCGGCCGCTTGGTCCGCCTGTTCTCTGAGCCGGCACCGTGGCTTGCCGCCACGGGTTACGTTACTGGCAACATCGTTGCCTATAACCCAACGGGAACGCCAGGCGCGACGACCTATTGGACCGCACTCGCGGCAACGACCGGGAATATCCCGGGCACCGATCTCACACACTGGTCGCTGACGCCCGCGAACGCCGCTTTGTGGTCGTGGGGCAAGATCACGGGACTCTCGACCCAGATCAGCCAGAGCCTCGGCGGCGTCGTCAACATCGGCAACATGATATTGGCGGGTGGCATCGCCGCTCCGTTCAATGGAAATATATCGCAGGTGGCGGCCGCTTGCGCATCTGATAGCCTTACGGTGTTCGGTCATGACGTCGTTATGTCTTCCTATGTTGGACAGAACTTTACCGTTCCTGGTGCCCAGAAGATCGCCAGTGCGACGGTGTATCCCAGTAGCGATGTCGGATTTGCAGTCGGGCGGATCAATATCAGTGGCGTCGGAATAATCCCCGGCTCGTCGGTCACGGTCACCTTAAATCTGCGAGCATCGCAAACTGCGCCCAGCAACTCGGCCAATGGCACTTTGCTTGGGACGTCCGGCGAATTCGGCACTTTAACGAATGCTGTCACGATCCAGTCCAACGACCAGACCACGGCATGGAAATTCATCTGGATCGAGATAGTGGCCGAAAATTTCAGCCTGACGGTCGGTGTTTTCCAGATTCTTGTAAATTCTTACATCAGCCAGATTTTCTTCTATGGCCCGGCCGGCAGCGGCGTGTCCGGCAACGGCGTCAATATCGAATTGCTCGGGCCACCACTACTTTATACCGTGGCGATCCGGACATGGCGGCTCGGGGCCTATAGCAACACCACGGGCTGGCCGACCTGCGGCACCTATTACGAGGGCCGGTTGTGGCTCTCCGGAGCGGTCGCCAACCGGTTCGACGGCAGCGTATCAAACGGCATTCTCGGCGGCACCGTCAACTTCTCGCCGACCGATCAGAATGGCGTGGTCGCGGCCAGCAGCGCGATCTCGTACACGCTGAATTCCGATACCGTCAATCCGATCTTCCACATGACGCCGGACCTGCAGGGCATCATCATCGGCACCCAGGGCGGCGAGTGGCTGGTGGTGGCGCCTACGGCCGGTCCGATCGCGCCGAACAACATCGCCGCGCGCAACATCACCAAGCACGGCAGCTCCAACATCCTGCCGTGCCGTACCGAGCACACCAATGTCTTCGTGCAGCGCTTTGCGCGCAAGTTGCTGGAATATTTCCCCGACGTCTATTCCGGCAAGTTCTCGGCGCCGAACCTCGCCGACAAGGCGCAGCACGTCACGCGCGCAGGCGTCTCCGAACTCGCCTACACCAACGCGATGACCCCGATCCTGTGGGGCCGAGATGCCTTGGGCGCGCTGTTCGGCGTTACCTACAAGCGCGATACGCTGGCGAGCGCGCAGCCGCCGACGTTCTATGGCTGGCATCGTCACACCCTCGGATCCGGGCGCATTGTCGAGAGCATCTGCAACGGCCCATCGGTCGGCGGCGATCTCGACAGCCTGACTATGGTGACCAACGATGCGGCCACCGGCCTGCGTCATGTCGAAATACTGACCGACACCATGGACGAGGATTCGGTGCTGACCGATTCATGGTTCCTCGACGATGCGGTGACGCCCACATCGACGTCATCCTCCGCGACCGGCCTCACCATCAACGGGCTGTGGCACCTCAACGGCAAGACCGTGCAGGTGTTTGCCGGCGGGCTGGACTGTGGCGATCCCGGCGAGGGCAAACCGTTCTCCGATTTCCTCGTCACCAATGGATCGGTCTTCGTGCCCTACGGCGACAGCATCTCGGCTGGCGCGGGGCGCGGGCTGTTCACCGCCGCTTTCGCCGCGGGCCTGCCACTTTCGCAGATCGTGGTCGGCTTCACCTACAACAGCGATGGCCAGATGGTGAAGCCGATCGCGCCGGCGGACAGCGGCGCGCGCAATGGCCCGGCGCTCGGCAAACTGTCACGTGCCCATCGATACGCGATGCTGCTGGTCAACACGCTGGGCCTTCAGGCGGGCGGTACCTTCGCCAAACTGCGGCCGGCAGCCTACGAGACCAAGCCGGCAGCATTGACCATGTTCACCGGAATCGCCCAGGACGGTGCCACCGACGATGACGGCTATGACAATGGCTGGTGCTGGCGGGTGTCGCGGCCGTTCCCGGCTAACGTGACCGCGGTAGCGCTCAACCTGAACACGAAGGATCAGTGAGATGGCCTTCGGAGCAGGCACTATCACCAGTGCGGCTGGCGCGGTCAGCGATCTCTTTGCCGCGGAAGGCCATCGCGCCAAGGCCAAGGGCGATCTGTTCGAGGCCGAGAATTACGATCGTGCCTCCGAGCTTGCGACCCAGAACGAAAAATTCACGGAGATGTCGACAGCGATCAAGCAATCGCAACTCGATCGCGCCAATTACAAGGTCCTCGGTGGACAGGCGGCCGACGTCGCCGGCGCCGGATTTGCTGCGTCCGGATCGGCGCTGGATCTGATGAGCGAGAGCGCACAGCAGGGCGCGCTGCAGAAAGCTGTCGGTGCAGAGCAGGGGCTGATCACGGAGGCCGGATATAAAGAGCAGGCCGATTCCTACACCACGATGTCAAAGGCCGCGCATATGGCAGCCGATGCCGAGAACAATGCCGCGTTCGGTGCCGACATAACTGGAGCTCTTAAGGGCGTTGCCAGCGTAGCAACGATGTTCACGGGCGGCTTCGATCTCTCAAAGATCGGCAATCTATTCATGGGTGGCGGTAGCCCGAGCGGATACGGGAGCTAACATGCCAAATATCCGCGAGCAAAGCGCTCCCGAAAATATCGGCATCAACCCGACCGAGATGGGCGTTGATGCCCGTGCTGCGGTCGCGCGGCGGGGCGGGGCATTCTACAATCAGGCGGCGGAAGCGATCACCTCGACCGGTCAGCGCATCGCCTCGACCGTGCGCGATGTCGGACAGGTTGCCGACGACTATCTGACTCATCGCGACATCAGCAAAGGCTCTGCTGAGGGAACATCGATTGTCGCCAATGCCAATACGCTATGGAACGAGACCGCCAAGAAGGCTGACCCGAATGATCCCGCGACCGCACAGAAGTTCCTGACCGAGACGCTGGAGCCTGCGCTGGACAAGTTCAAGTCCGGCTTTTCCACCGAGCGCAGCCAGCAATGGGCCGAGCAGTTCACGTCGCAATACCGCAAGCATATGTTCGAGAAGACGGCATCCGATATGTCGTCGCTGGCTGGCATCGCGGTTCAGCAGAACGTGCACAAGACCGTCAACCAGTTGTCGAGCGCAGCGGCGTCCGATCCGTCATCGCTCGATTTTGCTCTGAAGACGATCGACCATTCCATCGGCGGCATGGTCAGTAGCAGCCCTAACCTTGATGCCGAGACCGGCGCCAAGGTCAATGCGCAACTGACCCAGCAGGCCAAGGAGGCCGTGGTCAAGGCTGCCGTCGCGGGCATGATCACCAAGAACCCGAACATCGACCTTGACGCCATTCAGAAAAAGTATGGCGAGTTCATCAAGGGCGATGAGATGAAGATGTTCCAGAAGGCTGCGCAGACGCAGGCCAAGGTCGACACGCTGCAGCAGAAGCAACTGGAGACCTACACGCGCCAGACCAACGAGCGCGCGGCGGAAAAGCGGTCGAACGATATCGTCACCAAAAATGTTGCGATCGATCCGCAGACATCGCGGCCCATCATCAAGCCTGAGTTTTTCTCTGACGCGCTCGATATCGCCAAGATGCCGGATGCGCCGCAGGGACTGGCGCGCACGCTGATCGACTGGGGCGAGAAGCAGCTTGTAAAGGAAGGCAAGATCATCGACGACCCCATTGCCAAGCGAGACCTGACCGACCGGCTGTTCGATCCGGATCATCCGACCACGCGTATCGACCTGATGAAGGCGCAGACCGACGGCAAGATCAGCGATCACACGTTCCAATCGATGGAACGCTTGGTCACCGAACTGGAGACCGCACCGCTGAAGGGCCCGGTATGGCAGTCGACGTCTGCCGCGGTGAAGGATGCGCTGATCGTTAACGTGCCCGGCGTTCAGGGTAAGGATTCGGTCGGCATGACCAACTACTCGTCGTTCATGCAGACCTTTGTACCAGAATATCTGGCCAAGCAGCGCGCGGGCACGGCCCCGCCAAATGCGCTCGATCTCAAAGACCCGACGTCGATGATTAGCCAGGCGCTGCAACCGTTCAAGCGCACGATGGCGCAGCGCCTATCGGATTATACGCAGATGGTGGGCGGCGTCGGCTCCAAGCCTGAATCGGCACCACGCAACGATGCCATGCCTGCGATCCCCGAGCCCGGTCAGCGGCCGGCGGGCAGCATCTATGAGACGCCGAAAGGCAAAATGAAATGGACCGGAACAGGTTGGGTTAGCCCGTGACGGAATTATCAGACGCTGAAGTATTCGGCGCGCCAGCATCAGCAAAGGAAATGAGCGACGCCGATATATTCGGCGGGCCGCAGGGACCGCAAGCCCCGATCTCCGGGCCCGATGGCTGGTCGACCGCCGCCAAGCCGATGATCAATTCGACCGGCGTCGGCTCGATCATGAGCGCGTTCGGGCAGGGGTTCGGCGAGGCGTGGGGACCGGAGCGGCTCGGCCTTTCCAGGGAGAGCACGCAATGGCTGTCCGAAAAAGGCATCTTCGCGCCGAAGGGCCAGACCCATTACGAGAACCCGTTTCAGGCCTTCAACGAGGGCGTGATGGTCAACGTTGCCACGGCGCTGGATGTCGGTGTACGCACCGCGAGTGGCCTGTTTCGCGGCGGGCAGGCAGCAACCATGGAAGCGCTGGGCGGCAGCCAGCTCGGCCGCGACATCGCTGCCATTCCGGAAGCCTTTATGGGATCGCCCGGCGGCCTCGGCAAGGTCGAGTTCAGGTCAGGGCTTGGTAAGGATGTTCGTGCTGGCATCCCGACAGAACCGGTGGCGGAAGGCGAGCCAGGACTGCGGCGCGTGATCATCGACCATCCGGCTGAAGTTGAGGCTGCACCTGCCGCAGAGGCCGGCGTTGGCATGCTCGATCCGGGCGAGAAAATTGATCGAGCCGCCATCAAGATAGGGGACAAGATTTACACCGGATACAATCACACCGATGCGCTGGATCGCGCGTCAAAGGACATGAAGATCACACCTGAGGAATTCACGCTTCAGTTGGAGGGGCATGATAACGTGGGCCTTGATGGGTTTGTAACGACCGATGGCCGATATCTGACCCGCTTGGAAGCTTATGCAATTCAGGATGCGATCGAGGCCAAGGCTGCCGAGACCATCACGCAGGCGAAAGACCTCGGCGTCATCGGGCCCGAACGGCCGCCGATCACCGATGGTACGCCGAAGGAAGTCGCCGAGCGCGTCACCACAATGGCTGCTGAGGGGCCAAAGGGCGAGAAGGTCACGCAGGAATTGCCGGATCAGCCAAACCCGTGGCGGGAACGGTTCGAGCAGTTTGTCGGCAAGGTCAACACCGCCGATGATGCCAAGCAACTGATCCGAGATGCTGCCGACCAGAATGGCGAGTTTCAGGCCGCGCGCGAGGGCAAGATACCGCTCAAGCAGTCTGATGCTGGCCCTTTGGGAAAAATGAGTGACGCTGATTTTGGTGCCATTTCGTCAGTTGCAGTCGATACTCGTTACGGTGACACGCACGCGCGATTAGCTCTTACTCCGGAAGAAATTAAAACCGCGCAGGCTCACGGCATAAAGATTGAAGATAATGGCGTCCTTCCCAACGAAGAAATGCAGCGCATTCTCGATGAGCGTGATCGACGCAATGCGGCATATAAGCCATCCTCGAACACAGCGGGTCCAGTACCGCCGCATCAATTGGAAGCACTTACGCAGGCGGCGGGAGTAGATGCTAGTACCGTAAGCGCGGATGGAATTGGCCGACTATTGCAGAACGACAACCAAGTGCGCAACGCCATGCAGGGCATGCTGACCGCGACCGAGAACGTCCGCAACGCCGCGCGCGACGTCAAGGCCGACCCCTCGGAAGCCAATCTGATGAAGCTGCAGGAAGCCATGCTGCGGCGCGATACTTGGGTCGAGCAGGTGGTCGGGCACCGCGCCGAGTGGGGCCGCACCGGTAACGTGTTTCAGGAGTTCCTGCAGAAGTCCAAGGAGGAGGGCGGCTTCACCCAGTTCCTGAAGGATCAGGATCGCTCGCCGGAGGGCTTGCGCAAGATCGCCGATGCGCTCGGCGACATGGATGGCACGCAGGCGGCGCGGTTCCTGTCCGAGTCCAACAAGCCGACCTTCTGGGACAAGTTCCGGTTCTACTGGATCAACGCCCTGATCTCGGGCCCGGTGACGCATGCCAAATATATCGTCGCCAATGGCGCGTTCTCGGCCTACGAATCCGCCGTGGTGACGCCTGTCGCGGGCGTGGTCGGTGCGGTCCGGCGTGGGATGCTGGGCGATGTCGAGGGCGTCTATGTCGGCGAGGCGGCGGCGCGCATCTGGGGCCTTATCGCCGGGGTGCCGGATGCGATGAAGGCGGCGGTGTCGGCGGCCAAGACCGGGCTGCAGACCCCGCTGCCGGGCGAGCTGGCGCAGAGCATCATCCCCAAGCAGAACAAGAACGTCACCTTCCAGCAACGGCCGATCCCCGGAACCTGGGGCGCTATCATCGGCGCGCCCAGCCGCGGGGCATCAGCGATCCACTCGTTTTTCAACTTCCTCGGCTACCGGGCATCGATCGAGGCGCAGGCCTACCGCGCGGCGGCGGCGGATGGCCTCAAGCTTTCCGATGATGCGTTCTGGCAGCGGCGCGCGGCGGCGGCGGATGCGCCGAGCCTCGACATGATGAACAGCGCGATCGAGGAAGGCTATCGGCTGACCTATATCTCCGAACTCGGAAAGACCGGCAAGGCGCTATCATCGTTCGTGCATTCGACCAAGGTCGGCACGCTGATCATGCCGTTTACTCATATTCCGATGAACATCCTCAAGCGGGCGGTAGAGGGCACGCCGGCGGCCTTTCTCGATACCGAGACCCGGGCGGCACTGAAGGGCGAGGCGGGCGCCGCCAAGCAGGACATGGCGATCGCCCGCATGGTGGTCGGCTCGGCCGTCGGCGTATGGGCGGTCAACCAGGTCTTGAACGAGCGCATGACCGGGTTCGGCCCGACCGAGCCGAAAGAACGGGCGCAGTGGATCGCCACCGGGCACCAGCCTTATTCGATCCGGATCGGCGATTACTGGTATTCGTTCAACCGGTTCGGCTCGCTCGGCACCATGCTGGGGCTCTATTCCAACATCGCCGAGGTGATCCCGCATCTCAAGCCGGACGCCGAGGAACTGACCAAGGCCATCGGCATGACCGTCCATTCGACCGGCCGGCTGATGGAGGATGAAGTCGGCATGCAGGGTCTCGCGGGCCTGATGGAGGCCATCAACGAGCCGGACCGCAAGGGCGCCAAGTTTGTGTCGAACTTCGCCGGATCGCTGCTGCCCTATTCGTCGATGCAGCGCCAGGTCGCGAGCTCGATGGACCCCTACATGCGGGAAACCAAGAGCGTGGTCGACGGCTTACGCTATTACATTCCGGGCCAGCGTCAGGGCCTTGATCTCAAGCGGGACTGGACCGGTCTGCCGGTAGCGAATGCCGGTTATGGTGGCGATGTCCCCAACGCGCCAGGCCTGTCCTCGATCATCCAGCATCGCAACGCCGTGGCCGATCCGATCGCGCTCGAGATGCAGGCGCTTGATCTGCGCCCGGCGGCGCCGCAGAACCGCATCTCCGGGGTGAAGCTGCCGCCGAAAATCTATGACGCCTATCAGTCCACCGCCGGCGCCTTCACCCGCGAGGCGCTCACCCATTATGTCGAGCAGCCGAACTGGCACGAACTGCCGGCGTTCGTGCGGGAACAGATGTTCAAGGCCACGATCGAGTCCACCCGCAAGGCAGCCGCTGCCGCCACCCAGATGCAATATCCGCAGATCATTCAACAGGGCGTCGCGGATCGCACGGCCAAGATCAGGGGAGAAAAGCCGACCAAGATGCCCGACATTCCGACATCCGGGCCGGCGCTGGATCACGCGGCGCACAGCGGATGGAGGAAGGATCCAAGCCTGATAATGAACGGCCCTGCTGCCGGTCTGGGCATTCGAGGGTGAGCAATGGCAGATAATCTGGATTACACCAGCAAATACAACACGCCGCTCTCGGCAGACGAGAAGGGCGGGTTTGAAGGCTGGGCGAAAACTCAATCAGAGACGGTCGGGCGCGACGTCACGAAAGACCTCTACGATTATGATTTGCAGGGATGGTGGAAGAACAACCAAGGCGTCGATCTCTCCGGCGGCCACCTGACCGATCAATGGAAGAAGCCAAATCATCCAACGTTTTCAGACCAAAGCCAGTATCACGGCGCCGACGGACTGCAGGGCGGACAGTGGGGCCAGTCTCAGGATGGGTCGTATTCGTTCAAGCCCGGGGCGACCAACCTGAAGAACTTCTCGGCCGATGAACTGAAAGATTATTTCAAAAAGGTCGAGCCGGGCAATCGGCTGATGCTGCCGCCCGAGTAGGAGTGCGTTGCTGGAACCCGGGCTTCCACCATCCTTCCGGCATGCGCATAACCAAAGCAGCCATAGCCGGCATCCTCGCCCTGTTCGCGGTCGCCACGGCGTCTGCGCAACAGTTTCCGACAATTCAAGATCATTCCGTGATCGGAAGAATCGGCGTCGTCGGGCAGAGCGGGCCCAGCCAGGCGATACCGTTTGCGTCGTTGCTGCCTCTACTCGAGGGGGTGCAGCCTGCGAATAAGGTCAAGGCCGGACCCCCTTCTGGGGCTGATGCGATCGCGACTTACCGTCTCCTCGTCGGCGCCGACCTGCCAAATCCAGGCGCTTCATCGAAGGGCGGTGTGCAATCGCTGACGTGCGGCGCCAACCAATGGCTCAACCAGATATCCGTCACCGGCGTTCCCGTCTGCGCGCCGATATCGGCAAATACAATCACCAACGCCATGCTGGCTCAGATGGCGGCCAGCACGACCAAATGTAACAACACTACTTCAACTGGCGCCCCCGTCGATTGCACCATTCCGCAATTCAAGGCCCTGCAATCGATCAACATCTCGGTCACCGACCCGGCCTATGGCGCCAAGGGCGATTGCACCACCGATGACACTGCCGCCTTCCAGGCAGCATGGAACGCTGCCAAGGATGCTTCCGGCTTTGGTAAAATCCACGTCCCGGCCACCGCTACATGCTACCTCGTCAACACGCTCAACGGCACTAACGCCAACAACATCATTATCGAGGGCGATGGCGATCAGTCGGTCATCAAGGTCAATAATCAGGACGCGCAGGGCAACTGGTGGGACCTTTCCGGATCGAACAATATCCAGTTCAAGAATCTGAAGCTCGTCGATAATGGCGGCCCGGTTGGCATCATCTTTTTGTGGGCCTGCACCGGCACCAGCTGCGGAACCAGCGGTGTGTTATCGGGCCTTTCCTTTGACCATGTTAACATCAACGCCAAGCATCGCCTGGCAGGACTCTTTGCTTATGGCTTCGGTTGTGCCGCGAATTGTGCTTCGAATGTCTCTGGCGCCAGTCTCAACATCAGCAACAGTTCTTTCAGGAATACTAACAACGGATCTGTGCTTGGAGCAGAAACGCGCAACGCGAGTGTTTCGCTATCTGCCTATAATGCCGGTAGCATTCGCAGCGCCTATGTAACCCTGACCACATCAACCGCCATCGCCGCACGCACCCATATCTACAACTCCGACTTCATCGACCAATCGACAACCGGATCGACGCTCAGCAATAACGCGGCAGGAGTAACTGACGGCGTTAACCAGATGATGGTCGTGGGCGGATCGTTTCAGTGCCAATGTGTGGATGATTTCATCGGCTGGACCTCCGATGAAGGCGTGACGTTCCTGCAGACCGCGTTCCAAAGTCCGGTGCCGGGTTCGGGCTGCGTCGTCACCCACTGGCTTCTGTTCGGCGGTGGCGTGAACGCGGCTGTCGCCCTGATCGATCCATTCTTTTCCTGTCCAGGCGTTGGTGGTGCGGTCATCGCGCTGGACGCAGGCACTGGCGCAGCTGCAGGGGGGATATGGTTTCTCACCGTCCTCGGAAACGACGTCGGCCTCAATACCAACGGCGTTCCGTTCATCGGAAAGACCGCGGCGGGCTGTGGTTCGTTCACTGCAACCAACAACTGGATCATTGGCAGCAACATCAACTTGATTGCTGGAGCCAACAACATCGATTCCTGCGGAGGCATCGACAATTCGACGATTCTACAGCTGCCCGGAACCATCACCCTGACCGGCGCAGCAGTCGACAAATCGCTCCACGTTGGAGGAACCGGAACAGCATGGAGCACCTTCACCCCTTCGCCGGCCTGCGGAACTGCCACGTTCACGGTCAACTCGGCCAAGAGGAAAACCTTGTGGCAATTTCAGACAACGTTCTTTGAGTTCGATATTACTTTTACAGCACTCGGGACATGCACAGCCGGGACCCCATTCACTTTAACCCTGCCTGTCACCGCTAATTCTTCAGGAGGTGGGGCCGGCCGCGAGACGGCAAGCAACGGACGAACCGTAGGCTGCACAGTCATATCTGGCTCGGCATCTATGAGTTGTGAATACGCAGACGTATCTGCTTGGGCCAACGGTAATCGAATTACCGTGTCCGGCGTGATTGAAAATCAATAAGGCGTCACGTCTCTCTCGGTTGTGTGACGGGCGCGTCGCGCAAGTCAGCTTTGTTGACGATCGCATAACCGCATTCGTCGAGCCAAGCGATCATTCTATCAGCCTGCGCCAAGTCCCACCCGATATATCCTCGGGCAACTGCCTCACGAACGCTATACTTCATGGAAACGCCTCCCGTCGTTAATGCGCCTCCTTACCCCGCAACCTCCCCGCGAACAAGGGGCCCGAGTGCGTTGCTGGACTGGGCCGCGCTGCCATCGTCTCCCCGAACGGAGATTTGGCATGTCTTGGCGTGGAATCGTTGGCAAATCCTTTACCCCTGATGAGTTTGAAAAGTACGTCGACACCCTGAAGTTCGGGGCTTGGCGGCCGCGATTCGTGGTTGTCCACAACACCAGCGCGCCGGATCTGAAGACATGGCAGGGCTGGCAGACCCGTGCCCATCCGGTCACGGACGAGCAGTGGGCGCAGAACCTCGTCGGCTATTATCGCGATCAGCAGCACTGGAACGCCGGTCCGCACCTGTTCGTGACGCCGCGTGGCATCCTTGCGTTCTCGCCGCTGACCGGGCCGGGCACGCATTCGCCGGCGTGGAACTCGATTTCATGGGGCGTCGAGACCGTCGGCGAGTTCGACCGTGAGCCATTCGCTGGGCCGGTGAAGGACAACCTGATCGCCGCGCTGGCCATTCTGCACGCCGCTGCCGGGCTGCAGCTTCTCCCCTATTCGCGCGGCGTCCGCGGGCTGCACTTCCACAAGGAAGATCCAGTCACCACGCACAAGAATTGCCCGGGCAAGAACATGATGAAGCAGCCGTTGATTGCGTCAGTGCAGGCCGAAATCCTCCGGCGCCATCCCGGCGGCGGGCATCCCCCCGTAGAGGCCACCTCATGAACCCCGAACAACTCAAGAGCGGCGTCCGATGGGTGATCGCCACCTTCGGACCTTTCCTTATCGCGCATGGCTATGCCACCTCAGGCACGCTTGAGTTGGCGGGCGGCGTACTCGTTTCGCTCGCCCCGCTGATCTGGGGATTGTTCACGCACACCGAATCTAACGCGGTCGCAGTCGTCGACACCATCGCCAAGCAACCTGACGCCCCGGTCAAGGCGGTCATCCTCGAGCCAACCGAAGCCGGCAAGGCACTCGCCGAATCGATCCCCGGAAATACCACGGTGGTAGCCGGTACCGCAGCAGCAACAACGGCAGCAAGACCATGAAACGAATCCTCCTCGCCCTCACGCTCTCGCTCAGCCTTGCCGGATGCGCCACGATCTCGGCTATCGAGACCGCATTCCAACTCGGAACGGCATCGATCGCCAATCCGGTCACCAAGACGCGCCTCAACGAGATGGAGAGCGCGATCATTCTGGTGTTCGCTGGCCTTGAGGGATGGAAGCATTCGTGCCAGCAGGGCCTGATCAACGCCGACTGCCGGAACCAAATCGCCGAGGTGCAGGTTTATACAAGGCAGATTCCGCCTTACCTGTCACAGTTGCGTACCTTCGTGAAGACTAACGATCAGGTCAACGCGACCGTCGCCTTCAACAATCTGGTAGCTCTGGTCGGCACCGTCAAAACTCAAGCCGCAGCGCGCGGCGTAACGATCGGGAGCTGATCATGGATGTCGCAGCGATTCTGGAACTGGTCGTGAAGGGAATGGGCGTGGTCAGCACACTGATCGCCGTCGGCCGGGATGCCGCGCCAGCCATCAAGGTCATCACCGATCTAGTGACCGGAGCACAGGCCGGCGAGGTGACCGACGAGCAGTTGGCCGCGACCGAAAAGACACTGGACGACATGATCTCCGATTTCAATCAGCCGATGTAGTGGCGCGTACCCTGACCCGCGACTCTATGGAAGCTTTGGAATGACATTTGAGCCACCGAGGTTTGGTGACTTCCTTACCGTGATCGGTTTCGTAATCGTAGGTCTTGGAATTATTTGGGCAATGAAAGGAGAGCTTAAAATGCTTTCCAGAGATGTTCAGGCACAAGGCGTCAAGATCGATAAGCTGGAGGAAATCCTCACGGTGCAGGCTGTGCAGAACGAGCGGCTGAACATGCTCGATCGCAGGCTAAATGAACTCGCGCATGGAAAGGGATTCGTGATCCATCGGGAGTTTCCGGAAGACAAGAGGAAGGCTTAGGCGCTGATGGCGGACAGTGCAGGTTTCGACAAGAACCTACCCATCGTTAAAACGAACCCTGACCCTACGGAAGCCGTCAAAGAGGCCTTGACGCTCGCCATCAAGAACCTGAGCGAGAAAATAACCGGTCAGTTCGATGCGAACAGCAAAGCGGTTGTTCTGGCCCGTGACGAGTTAGCAGCTCAGTTATCCGCCATGGTCATAAGCAGCGATGGCAAGTTTGCTGCAAACAAGGATCTGGTCGACCAATTGGCAAAAGCGAACGCTGTGGCGCTGACCGCTGCATTGAACACCCAGAAGGAGAGCGCTGCCAAAAGTGAGAGTGCAACTGATGACAAGATCAAGCAGTTGCAGACGGCGCAGGACGCAGCGAACAAGACTACGAACGAGAAGATCGATCGGCTGACTTCCAGAATGGATACGGGAGAGGGCCGAGGATTCGGGACTACTGAAAGCAAGCAGGATAGGTCGACCGATAAAGGGCAGATGCTGACGATCATAACAATTGGCATTGCCTTGGCTGCTTTAGTGCTCGCGTTGATGGGTCATATTAAACCTTAAAGGAGAGTCCGATGGGCGCAAATATCTGGTTTTGGCTGATCTACGTGATCGTTGGCATCTTCGGCGTATGGGGTATCGGCCCGTGGCGAACGCAGTCGGGCCCGTATGAGACGTTCGGGAGCTGGCTTGTTCTGTTCATTCTTGTGGGCATTCTCGGGCTGCATGCTTTCGGGAGTCCCATTCGTTGACGCGGGCTCGCCGGTCGAGGAGCAGCAGATTGATTACGGCCGAACGCCAAGCATCTGCCGGGGATGTTGAGACATGATTTACAATCGAAACGTTGCTGTTGGAATCGTGGCGGTGGCCGTGATCGTCATCGCCATTTTATTGATGGTGGCTCCCAATGGCTGACTATTCCAAGCAGATGGCCGACCTGGCGAACGCGGCGCTGATCTGCGAGCAGCACGCGATCATCAGGCCGGTCAACGGTGTGCAGCCAGAATATCCGCGATGGCCGGAAGCTTGGAAGTCCTGCGAGGTCGTCTGGCGCTGGTTTCTCGAATCCAAAACGATCACGCCGGACGACAAGGATGATTATCAGACCGTCGCGCGTGAGGCTCGTAAGCTGCGGTGAGCTATCATCGCGTTCACTTTCACCGTCACCAGTACCGGGAGGAAAAACCCGCAATGCGTATCTTCGCTCAGCACCATCACAATCACCCAAATCCGTGGGATCAGGCTCCCCCATGGGCTATCGAACTAGGTTTTATGGTGAGCCTCGTAATCCAAAACACGGAGAGTATAATGATTGATCTGTCTGCACTGCAAAGCGTTGCTACCCGCCTCGACGCCAGCGACACTGCCGAACTGGCTTTGCTTCAAAGCATCAAGGATCAGAACGTGGATCTGGCTGCACAGCTTGCTGCCCTTCAGGCAGGCGACCCGGCCACCCAAGCAACGATCGATGCGGTAGTGAAGCAGCTTACGGATACGGCCGATAAGGTCGACGCGTCTGTTGCCGCCAATCCGAAGACTGCGAATCTGACCTGAACCCGTGCCGGACGGATTCCGGCTTCCTCCCAGACTTGCCCGGCGCTTAACGGCGTCGGGTCTTTAATCCGCGCCGGACGGAATCCGGTATCCCGTAAAGGAAGAACCACCATGTCGAACGAAGCTGCTATTGAGAAAGAAATTCAGTCCAAGGGCCTCAATGCCCCGCGACTGACACCCGATCATATCGATGCGCAAATCGTCGCTGAGAATTGGGGCCGCGCATCGGATATGTTTGCCGGCGCACCGACGACCGAGGCCATGAAGTGTCTGACCATCTGCGTTCTGACGCTGAAAAATGGCTTCACGATTGTTGGCAAGAGCGCGTGCGCCAGTCCCGAGAATTACGATGCTGAGCTTGGCGGCAAGATCGCGCGGGACGATGCCCGTAAGCAAATATGGGCACTGGAAGGCTATCTCCTGCGGTCGAAACTAGCTGCCGCGTGAACCACGAACTGCTCTGGGCCGCTGCGTATTTGATTGTTGTAGCGGCCCTTGCAGGCTTGGTGGTTAGTGGTGAGTTCTTCCGGGAGCGCCGTATTTCTCGTCAAGTGCATCGTCTGTACCGCCATGGCGCCACGCATCGATGCGTTCACTCCATGCAATTTGGCAGTTCTCGCAGCTTGACCCGTAATAGTGACGTTCTTCAGCCGTTAGGATCGCTCCGCAACCGGGTACAGGATCTTGGCCTTGGCAGACCAAGTTCGCGTCTGCACTGCAATAGGTGCTTCGCTCCGTCAAACTAGCTCCACACTTCTTACAATCGAACATTCAATTTTCCTTGCAGGCTTGGTGGTGATGACGGAATGGTTGTGGGAAACACGAGCCGCCAAGTAAATCTTGGGACATCGTCGATGCAAAGCTCAGTCCTGTCAGGATGCTCATGTATCGAAAAGCGTTCGATCTCGACGCCGCAATCTCGGTATCGATTGATGGCAGCCTCTAACTCGCGGGCGCGACTTTCGGAAGCAGCCTTCACATATTCGCCGATCATGTTTGCAGCCTTGGTTATTGCTGAGGAGTGGTGGGAGGCGCGGCATGCTTGATCGGTTCCCACGTCTTATCTCGAACTGCAAGCAATGCCTTCGCCAACGGTCTCAGATAACTGTCGCGGCCAGTGGCCTGTTTTTCAACTTCAGTCCAGTCAATTTTGACGTGACCGCCGTCCACGTCCATCGATACCAGAATGTTCGATGGTGTCGCCGACATGATGGCGCCGCTGCTTATCGTTGCTGGTAATTCAGCCATTGATCTCAACTCTCCTTGCATTGGTATAACATGAACCACATCCCATATTACGGTAAATGCGGTGAGGAAGTTCTTATGGTTTTTGGCATGGCCTTCAGAACTTTAGCCGCAACCTCTTTTACAATTGAATCCGCCAGCAGTGGGTAAATGCTGCGAACAAACTGCTCTGCTCGCTCCACTGCTTCTGTTGTAGGCTTGCTCATCTCATCGTCCCTTTTGTGGAAACACTCATGACCCGCAACCCCATCCCAGTCCGCATCTTCCGAGGCATCCTCATTGCCCTGGCCTACTTCCCCGGGCTCCCTCTATTCGTCCTGATGTACGGGGCGGGAGCGCTGGCGGATCGGTTGGTGGTAGAAGATTATTTGGCATCACGCACGAATCCGGCGACGCAATCCACATCGCCAGCACCGAGCGTTCGGCCGACAACCCAAGTGTCACCCTCGCGTCGGAAATCACCGGGGCGCACATCGTACATAAAAGATGTGCTGCGCGCGTTTGCTGGGTCAAAGTCAGGCGGCATGGTCCCGATCCGCCGGCCGTATTGAATGACCGGGAGCCGTTCGGTCGGCACGAATTGCTCAAGATCATGGGCTCGCATCAGCGCTGCAAGGCCATATTCCCCGATTGCGCGGGCGTCGAATGTTGCCCATCTGCCGTCCGGCAACTCATACGTGACCGTGCCCCGCATTTCGTCTGCCATGCTCTCTAGTCGCTTCATCTTTCGGTTCCCTGGTTATTGCGGAGGAGTGGTGGGAGGCGCGGCATCCGGCTTTCTGTTCATGATACGGAAAACCTCATTGAGCCGATCAGTATAGGCTCTGGTCATAGCCCGGCCATGCTCGTCATTGCCGCAATCGGTATCGAACGAGGCAATGGCCACCCGGATAGCCATAGCCTGAGCGTCTGTAAGCCGAACACCATTGATTATGATTTCAGGTTCGTCCATATCAATCCCTCTTGCAGATTTGGTGAGCGGTGGTTCGCTCGTCGCTAGTATCCCTGACTGGAATTGGCGACATCGGGCAATCAAGATAGCAGCATTCGCTTTCCGGCTCATCATCAGGGTAGATATAGCAGCCGCAAATGTCGCACCACTTCCGTTCGCCTGAGATCATCTCTCATCCCTCCACGGCCTAGCCGCTTGTTGCCGGTTCCATGACGCACACACTCCAGGGACGATTTGGATAGTACAACTTTGATGCTGCCATTCTCATTTCCTCAGCGGCTAAGTTCGAGCGTTGCGCGGCCAGCGTCGGTGATTTCGTATTCGCCGAATCCATTGGGGGTAACGAATCCCTTGATCTGCAAGTTCTTCATGCAGCGCTCCCACACGCAGCGGCCGTAGCCGCGAGGGCCGCTCCATTTGATCTGACCGAGCGCATTCGTGCGTCGCAGCCATTTATCCTGAGCTGGCGTTAGTTTCATTTCGCGCCTGAGTTGTCAGTCAGTTCTGCTTCAGCGGCATCAAGGTAACTCTGGATTTCCTTGATGTCGCTTAAGGTGATCTCGTGACTCTTAATCGTGCGGCCGGTACCGTCATATTTAGGACCACAAATTCTATAGCCAGACCCCCGATAGTTCAGCGCAAGCTGAATCTGACCACGCGAATTTTCATCGATCGAAAAATATACCGCTTTCGGTTCTTTCATTTTCCGCCTCGTTTTCCTTCTTGGAACTTAGCCAACAGCGTTAGTGATGAAGCTCAGTCAACGCTATAACGCCTCGGGCCATTTCGATGCCACGCGCTTGCTCGTCTTTGGTAAGCCATTGCAGAAGACCACGGCGCGCTCGATGGACGCGCTTGTCGTCGGTCTCGACCTCCCAAAGCAGCCCGTAGCAGGTTGCTATCGCGTCCTTGAGGGCTTCCGACATCTGTTCCGGCTCTAAGCGACGGCCTAGGCTGTCATGGGTCATGGCATAATCCTTTCGCACGGGTAGACGGAGGACAGGTGGAGGGGCTGGCGGCGGGTCATGGCAGCACCGACTCGCGGATTTGCGACTTGACCCATCTACGGACACGGACCCAGCGCGCGAGTGGACTTTCGTTTCGGTAATACTCATCGTTCTCGTAAACGATCTCGCGAGCCATACAGGTCGCCACCCCGAACTTTCCGGCAACCGTCTCAGCATCTTCCGGGTCGATGCCACTCATATCGATGCCACGGGCGTTGCCGACAGCGCCGATCGCGCACACGGCGCCGCCCCGCTCCAGATCGCCTGATATCAGCATCGGCTGTGGCAACGCATCAAGAGCTGCCAGCATTTCCCGGAAGAATGCTTGACCGCGCTTGCCCTTGAAAGCGCTCTTGACCGCGCCGCGATACATAATCATCTGCCACTGATCATCGCAGCAATCGTCTGAATATCCTGACCGGCTCATGTTTTCCAAATCCTGTTTCGTTCACGGGGTTATGAGCGGGCGCTTTCGACGGCGGGGACGCTCAGCGGCGGCCTTAATTCTTTGAAAACCAGCATCCTCGGGGTCATAGCTGGCCGCGCCCCATGGGTCGATTACTCGCATGATATCGACACGAGACTCCCAGCAGGCCCGTTCATTCTCCTGGTAGAACTCGAACGCCGCCTTTGTCGCGTCGTCCTGATACCGGGTTTGGTTTTGGTCCTGCGCCTCCTTGACCGAGGCCCAACGGCGGGGGCGCTCTTGGAGAAGTTCCAAGAAGGTGGAGATTTCTTGGCCCGCGGCTACGGCCTTAACCACCTTTTGCGCGATGAACGGATGGCAGTTCACCCATTCCCCGCCAACCTTCCATGGTTCCAGCAGGCGCAGTGCGGCGCCTTCGACCGCTAACGCGCTGATCTCCACGGGCTTTAAGCTGAAAACGAGTTTCAGTTTATCGGGCGTTGAGACCTGAAGGCCTGATAGGCGGCGGCGGACGGATTTGCTAATCCCCACCTTGCAAAAATGCTGGTCGCCCCGCTGGATGACATATACGTAGCGAGCATTCGCCTCGTAGACCTGAGGGGAAATGCGAGGCTTCCTCCGAATAGGCTTGGTTGGTAACCCTGAGGTAACGCTACCCTCGTATGTTCTTTGTGTGTTCATGGACTTTTCTCATCGTCGGCATAGAAATATCAATGGTTTAGCTAGTGCGTCTAAAATCCAGCATTACAGACGCTAGCATGATTTGTCTGCATTCCATAAGGGTTTCTTGTTTCGTGGTAACCCTACAGGTAATTTAACGGGTCTCCGAAACGTCCTTCTGCCAGTCCGGATGATGATGTCCGTAGCGCTTCGTCAGCATGTCCAGCGACATCCCCAGAGCCTTGGAGGACTCCCATGGGTCCTTCCGCTGCTGCATCATGTTGGTGGCCCTGGTGTGCCTTAGAATGTGCGGAGTGACGTAAGCAGGAAGCTTGGCGCGGAGCCTGGTTTCGGTCCAAGCGCGGATCGGGTTTTTCACCCGCTTGCCCTGATAGGTGATGACGAATTCGGCTTGCTTGCCGTCCATCCGCTTCCAGCGCTTCATATGCGCCATCAGTCGCACGCCCATCCTGACCGGAGGCGCCTTCTTGTTCTTCGGCTCGATCTCGCCCGGCGGGCGCCGCTGCATGATCTTGGTTCTGAAATCCACCATCGACCAGCGAAGCCCGCAGATCTTCGAGCGCCGGGTTCCGGTATACCAGCCGATGATAAAAAAGCGGGCGAGGTGAGGGGTCTTGCGAGCCTTCCAGAGGAAGCGGGCGGCCTGTTCGCGCGTCATCCAATGCTCGCGATGATGTGGAGCCGGCGGCAGGATAACGACGGGGACCGCCTTCAGCGGGCCGTGCTCGGCGTGCCAGTGCTTGACCGCGGCGCCCAGGAACGCCAGTTCCCGACGTGCCGAGACAATGCCTTTCCGGTGCTTGACGTAGACTTTGCAGCTCGTCGAGTTGATTTCCGAAACGCATTTGGTTCCCCACCATCTGGTCAAATGGGCGATGTCGTAAAGTATGTGAGACTCGCTGACCTTGCCTGCCAGCTTCTCTTCTGAGTACGCACCTAGAACGTCGGATAGCAGCGGATTGGGACCGTCCCTTACTGTGTGTTTCGACGCGATGTAATCCCCAAGCGCTTCTTCCGCTCCTGCAGTTTCATCAGCACCGAAGCCTGTGCGGCTACGCTTTCGTCCGTCGATGATGGTCCACGAACCGCGCGCCTTGTCGAACCAGAGCTTTGGGCCGGAGCTTCTACGAGGCATTTAGCGTCCATTTCCTTGAGGCGACCGAGCGTCGTCCAGTAGGTCCGCCCGATTTTCGAAACAGCAAGGTTGCCCCTGGTTACCTCGGCACGCAAGGTTGCTACCCGGCGCCGGTCTCCAAGGAATATCTCGGCGGCATGTTCTAGCGTCAAAAGCTGATCGTCAGTAAGGACTCTGCTCATATCCTTTGATCCGAAAGCTCTGCCGGCGATATGGCGTCGATTTCGATCATGGCTGATCGCCTTCCTGGGCAACATCGCGGATGTGCGGTGCGTACTCAAACCAGTCGTCGCCATATTCGAAATCGGATTGAACTCCATGCTTCTCGGCGTCGTATTGCGTCTTGACGATTAGGCCGAGCGATTCTGCTTTGTCCTGTATTGATGCCCCGTCGAGATCGCCTCCATCCCAAGGGCCTTCACGCATCGCCCACCTGAAGAATTCAAGCAAAGCTTCGTGTGCGTTCATGACAGCGTCCCCCACCATTTCAAAACCTCCACCGCGAGCCACGCGAACCCCGCAGCGCCAATGATCGTCACCGGCCACATGATCAGCGCCCATTCCCAAACGTCGGACTTGCGGTCTTCCTCGGGCTCGTCACCACACAATTCGCGATAGCAAGCGCAGCGCTCATCGTCGGACTTGCGGCCGGTCATTCGCCATCCATCCATTTTTTGCCGCTGCCGACCTTGCCGCAGTCGTGGCACATGCCGGAAACATCGTATCGAAACTTGTACTGGATATGCTTGGGCTCCCCGACGTGATAGCCGCGCCACCAGCATCTGATGCGATGGATTCGCTGTCTTATTGTCATGGCCTCACCGCGCGGTAGCCGGGCCAAATATCGTCGGCGCTTTGCCCAGCGGCTTCATATCCAGCGATATAATTTCCCATGTCGGTCAGCGACATTGTGCCACCGCAATCGAGACAGGTTTGCTTTTCTCCAAGCTTTACGGGATGCGGTTCAAAGCGGTGACGTTTGCACGCAGCTTTCTTTGCGCTGTTTTCTTTGACAGCCTCCCAAAGGGATTTCCCATCAATATTCATATCACCCCCCCCCCCCGCACAAAGACGCTGATGCCGCCGCATGTCGATCATTTGCTTTTCCTATCGATGCGTTAACGCGGTTTCTGCTCAAGAGCGTGAGAACGCGGCAAGAAGTATATCAACC